AGAGGCGGAAGCCCGGAAGGCCGTCGAGAACGGCGCCGGCACGACTAAAGAAGAGAATTTGGAGGAAAAAGCCATGACGATTGAAGAACTCCGCAGCTCCGACGCGTACGTCGAAGCGTATGCCAACTACCTGAAGAGCGAGATCCTGGGCAAGCCGGATGACACCGAAGTCCGCGCCCTGCTGACCACCAATGCGACCGCCGCCACCGGCTACGTCCCCGTCCCCACCCTGGTCGACGACATCGTCCGCCATGCCTGGGAGAACGAGAACATCCTGAGCCGCGTGAAGAAGACCGGCTTCAAGGGCAATGTGAAGGTTGCCTTCGAGCTGTCCGCCGACGGCGCCTACATCCACCTGGAAGGCTCCAGCGCCCCCACTGAGGAAGCGCTCACCCTGGGCATCGTGGAACTGAAGCCCGCCAACATCAAGAAGTGGATCTCCGTGTCCGACGAGATGATCGAGACCACCGGCGAAGGCTTCCTCCGCTATGTCTACGAGGAGCTGGCCTACCAGGTGATGAAGAAGCTGTCCTACGACGTCGTGGGTGACATCGCGGACGCGACCTACACCACCAACCAGTCCAACGCCGTCGGCATCCCGAAGGTGAAGAAGAACCCCGGCATCGCCACGATCGCGACCGCCGCTGCCAACCTGAGCGACGAAGCCCAGAACATCGTCGTGATCATGAACCCGCTGACCAAGGTGGCCTTCTTCGAGGCCTATGCTGCCGGCAACTTCGCGGTGGATCCCTTCCAGGGCCTGACCGTGCTGACCAGCGGCAAGCTGCCCGCCATCGGCACCGCCAGCGAGAACGACTGCTACGCGATCGTCGGCGACCTCTCCGCCGTGCAGGTGAACTTCCCGGCCGGCGAAGGCCTGAAGATCATCAACGATCCCTACAGCCTGGCTGAGAAGGATCTGCTGAAGATCGTCGGCCGCGTGTACTGCGGGCATGATGTGACCGCTCCCGGTCGCCTCGTTCGCCTGACCAAGGAAGCCGATCCGGCCACCACCTGATGAAGGTAAAGCTGCTTCGGCAGAACAGGATCGACGGCAAGGCCGGGGAGATCGTTGAGGTTTCCCCGGCCCGTGCCGCTTTTCTGTTTGATATGAACCTGGCGGAGCCGGCGACGGTTCGGGAGCAAATCGAAGTGCCGGAGAAGAAGACGGCCGCCGTGAAGAAAACGACGAGGACGAAGAAGTAATGAAGCTGCTGATCGCCGTCCCATGCTACGAAAGTATGCGGGTGGAAACCGCCCGGAGCCTGTTCGACCTGGTTGGCTGGCTCCATGAGCACCAGGTGAACCATGAGGTGAAGTTCATCTCCGGGACGCTGGTGCACGGTGCGAGGGATAAGCTGGCGAAGCACGCCGTGAACAATTTCTTCGACGAGGTGCTGTGGATCGACGCCGACATGGTGTTCGACCGCCACCTGTACGAGGATCTGAAGATGTGCGGCGCGGATATGGTGTGCGGGCTGTTCATCAGCCGGCACGATCCATACGTCAGCTGCGTGTTCAGAAGCATCAACCCCGTGGAGCGGATCACCGAATACCCGGACGAAGCCTTCCCGGTGGAGGCCTGTGGGTTCGGCGCGGTGCTGATGAAGGCGCAGATCCTGAAGGACGTGATGGTGAACAACGGCGGCAGGTGCTTTGTGCCGGAGAAGAACCTGGGCGAGGACGTGGCCTTCTGCAAGCGTGCGAAGGATCAGGGATACACGATCATGTGTGAGCCGACCGCGAGGGTCGGGCATGTGGGCGCTGTGATCATCTGGCCGGAGGACGGGGACAGGCTGCGTGGCAACATCCAGGGACTTGAAGGTAAGAAGATTGACTGAGGCGAGGTGATACAGAATGTTCGCAGAGGTGAAAGCGGGGCTGCCGGTGAGCGGGAGCGCGTACGACGGACAGATCGTGACGCAGATCTACGCGGCTGTGCTGGACCTGACCCGGACGGCGGAGATCGCCCTCCCTGGAGAAGTCAGCATTACACGGGCCGCTGATGAATGGGACGAAGACACCGGGGAACCAATACACTGGACGGTGGTCGATTCCAGCACGGTGACGGACGCCTACGTGATCACGGCGGTGACGCTGTGGTGCCAGATGAACATCGGGAACCCGCCGAACTATGACAAACTGCTCAGCGCTTACGAGACGCTGAAGGGCAACATGCGACTGAGTGATCATTATACGGTATATCCGGAATGAGGTGGCGCGGATGGAGATTCTGAGCAGCTGTGAGCTGATCTCATTCAGCCCGGACGCACACGAGGCCGGATCGGCCGCTACCGAAACGAAGCGGACCGTGAAGGTGACGGAGAAGACCGTGGGGCTCCAGGAAGCCTATCAGGCGATGGGGCTGGGCCTGAACCCGGAGAAGCGGCTGCTGATCCCCTACGAGAAGGACTACGCGGGGGAGCGGGAGCTGGAATACGAAGGCGAACGGTGGAAGGTTCTGCGGGTCGCCGGCGGAGAGTACAACGGCGTTCTGCTGACGATCCAGAGGATCGCCGGCAACGCGGTGGAGATCCCGCCGGAGCCGGAACCGGAACCGACACCGGATCCTGATCCTGATCCTGATCCGGATCCGCCGGTGGAAGCGGGGGTGTAACAGATGCCGGACGACTACACGACCTTAGTGGCAGCGCTGAAGACGCTCGACATCCCCTTCGCGGAAAACGGATGGACCAGCCGGCCGAACGTGAACACCTACGGCGTGGTGCAGCTGGACTTTGAGGCCTCCGCCCTGCGTGGAGACAACACGAAGCTGTGTTCCTCCTATGAGGGCAGCGTCGACCTGTTCTCCCTGAGCCGGGACGGTGACGGGATGGTCGAGGCGGTTGTGGAGATCCTCGACGAAGTCTGCGGCGCCAGCTGGAGCCTGAACAGCCACATGTGGGAACAGAACACACGCCTGTTCCACTGGGAATGGACGTTTGAGGTGGATGATTGTGCCGTACACAGTGAAGACGACGGGGATGAAGGAAGTCCAGGAAATGCTGGAGGGGCTGGCTGAGAACGCCCCGAAAGCGGCGGCTGTCGGCCTCTATGACGGAGCCGGCGCCATGCGGACAGAAATGGAATACCAGGCGAAGCGGATCCAGACGGAGCCTTTCAAGTATGCTTCGGACGGGCAGATGCGGAAGCCGTCCCCAGAAGAGAAAGCGATTGTTGAACGTGGCGCGATCGGCGTCGCGAAGTTCCGGAAAGATGACGACGGGTGTGATACATCCGTCGGTTTTTCAAATACGGGCTACGCCATGCTCGCCGGGAGGCGGGTCCCGATCCCGCTGATCGCCAACAGCATCAACTCAGGCACATCGTTCATGCAGAAACAGCCTTTTGTCCGTAAGGCGAGAACCGCCGGAGGGAAGAAGGCCGCGGACGTGATGAAGAAGAGCATCACAGATTACTTAGAAAAGAACACTGGAGGGAAGTAACTATGAACGCGAATACGGGTATGGTTTATCCTGTTTACTCGCCCGTGACGGCCTACGTCCCCGGCACCAGCATCACCTACGGCACCGGCGCGGTGGTTGCCGAAGCGGTGAGCGCGAACGTCAGCTGGGACCGTGCGGACGGCCACTTCTACGGCGATGACATCGAACTGGACAGCGACAACGGCGTCCTGGGCTATACGATCAGCTTCGAGCCCACGGGCCTGACGGACGCGGTCCGCGCTGCGCTGCTGGGCGACGACCTGGTGAACAGCGAGTACAGCATCAACGACGAAGCCGCGCCCGACGTGGGCTTCGGCTACATCCGCGTGATGCGGAGCAATTCCGGCGGCACGGTGGCTTACAGCTACGAGGGCTGGTGGTACAAGAAGCTGAAGTTCGCCGTCTCTTCCGAGGAAACCCGGACGAAGGAACGGTCCATCGAATGGCGCGTGCCCACCCTGGAGGGCACCGGCTGCGGCGTCAGTCTGGATTCCTCCGGGAAGCTGTACTTCGCGGACCACAGGACCTTCACGACCCTGGCGGACGCGAAGACCTGGCTGAAGGCGAAGGCCGGCATCACCTGATGACACGCGGGGGCGGAGGGAGTAGTGCCCCTCCGCCTCCGGCTTTTTTGTGTGAAGGAGTGACAGGAGTATGGTGACCATTACATTGAAGGGGCGGGAGATCCCGCTTTTGTACACGACCTGGGAAATGAAGCAGATCCAGGAAGAGATCGCGCCGATCGGCGACGCTATTGGCATCCTGATCGGGCGGAACAAGGACGACGAAAACGACGCGAGCCGGTACGGCG